CGTTATATTAAAAGTCATAATTTTCGTATTTTATTGGTTGTGGATTTGTTACACGAAAATCGGTCTTCCCTGCATCCCACGAATGATATTCCAGGCGACGCTCATTATAATCAGGAAATCCTTTCAACATCACATTAAAGTCAATTGCCAATTTCTTACATAAATCACGATAATTGTCAGATTCTTTAAGCATCTGAGCAAATATTTGAGTTGGAGTACGAGTATCCAATCTAAGCATATCGCGATATACAAAGTAACACATCTGGTAAGACACAGGATTAGTGAACATCGTATCCCACGCCTGTCCAATTGCTCTAATCAACGTATCAAAAGGGAGATTACTAGTTGGAGCTAGTAGCTTGGAAACAGTTTCAGAACACTGCTTAAATGGTAACACAGGGCAATCAGGTCCAGATATAAAATGACGTTTTAAAAATTTGGGTCCAACCACCCTCAATTCACCTGACACAAGATCAGGGACAGACAAGAAAACTTTATGTGCCATTTTATCTTGAATTATCATACCAAATAACTCAAACGAAATTTGTGCAAACGTATCTTCATTCAACACATGTTCTAATTTCGCAGGCGCACACCACAAATGATCATCACCATACACTGCAATTAAAATAAAACCTACTTCCAATGCACGCATAATTTGTTTACTCAACGCAGGATACAATCGCATTGTGTGACATAAATACACACAAAATGTGAATGTTGTGATAAACGACCCAGCACTACTAGTTTCCTTACCACCAGAATACAATGTTCCTTCTAAAATTCGCCACACATTACCAGTATGACAAGTCGGACGCACAACCATATTGAACAAAGCTTGTGCATTGGCAACAAGAAAAATATGCTGCTGCTGAGGTGTCATATTTTCCCAATCATAATAACATACATTAGTTGACTGATAAAGCATCAACAAATAATCCTTTATATGTTTATCATGACCCATATAATCTCCCTCATACCAGCGCATGCCTTGCATATCGTAGTGAAAATAACGAGCAAACTCTAGAGCTCCACCATTCCACCACTTGCGACCAATATTCATTGTATTACCACGCTCAAGCTTAATACGAGGTCCATTAATCCAAGTCGAATGCAATTGATTAAGCGTGTTAGTGGTATTGAATTCTCGCTTCTTATTAGGTAGTTTCATTAACCCATCCACCGTACGTGCATATCCACACTTACGTTCGGCCTTTATTTTAATTACACAATACGATGGTAGATACGGACTTCCACCATCACGCACATCACGCACCCATTTAAAATGAGTCTTCATGGCATGAGGCAATTGCTCAATTTTTTTTCCAATGGGTGAAATTCGAATTGAAGTCTCACCATCAACGAAAGATTTAGATTCGCCGGGACGTATACCTGAGCTGGCCATCAAATTCATTTCCTGAACACACGCAATTGGATTATAACCAAATGGTACTTTCTTAAAATTGTGAGTGGAGCGATAGAACGTGTAGAACAACATATTCAACGCTTCAGGAAAATATTTTTTCGCAATATCATAGCCAGCATCACGAGTACTATTATCAACAGAAAATTCCTCAAAGTTAGACAGAATATTCTCAGAAGTAATGGACTCGGTAGTTGAACACCAACTCGAATAACCATACCTCTTGCCATTACAATAATGACTATATGAAATTGTTTAAAACACAACTCAAATAAACTAGGAACAATTCCAACTTGAGACGCCAAATTATCACTCTCACTTCGCCATATGAATTTATCAACATTCATACTAAAGCGGCTAAAATACCACTTATCAATTCGCTGAGTTACAGATGCCAAGAACGATGCGTCGACACGAGGTGTCGTACGAGGCATATTATTATAATCAAATTGTGGACGTATTACGGACGAGTCTAATTTAGCACTCGCACGCATCAAATTATCGAGATGCGCAGTAATATTAGGCGCCAAATTCTTAACAACTTGGCGACCAGTAATACTATAGTCACGAGTTAATTGTGCAGTCATCTCACCGTACAAAGTTGCCAACCTACGTGAAACACCACCCACACACCGCGGAATTGTAAAAGGTACAATTGGTTCAATACCAGACACATGTAAATCACATAAACATTGATCATGATTTACACATTCACTTGAAGAGAATGTTAATTGCATTCGAGGGGCACCCTTCCTATAAAAGAGAAACTTCAATAATGTCGTAGAGAGATACGTTTGATAGAAATATCGATAATCAAACCACAGTCCAAGATATTGACGATGAAAAACTAGATTTTGTGTCACGTCCAGCGCTA